AACTGATACAGATGCACTCAGAGAACTTGGGAAACTTAGTAGAGATTTACAGCCCCACGAATGGACAAGTTCACCAGAAGTAAAAGAATTATCTAAAAAATTAGGCGTACCGATTGCTTATCCTGGTAAAACAATTTATTCTGGCGAACAATTTAATTCTGATCTTTATTATTTGATAACACAAGGTAACGGTAAAATTACCGATTTGCTTTTTAAAGTTGGTATAGATATTTAACTAACGCTTAAACAACCATTGCCACTGTTCAGGCAGTGATTCAAACTTTACCATTCGTTCATAGTACTATTTAACTTTTTATCAAGTTTATTGGGTTAATAGGAAAAAAGAAAGGGTACCGAAGTACCCTCTCTTTCTAGTGCTTTTGAGATTCCTATTAAATCGTTTCGATTTATTGGAAAGTCAAGTTTTGTACAGCGATTTCACCAACGTAATCAGCCGCGTTCCCGAACGAACTCGCGGTGTTAGTTAACTCGATGTAACCATAACGTGTCATGAAGCTGACGACTGGCTCGAATGTCGATGGATCCAGTACAACGCCACTGCTCATTAATGGAATATATGGGCAATAGAACGCTGCCGCGTCAGTTTCACTTGAACCTTTATAACCAACCAATACAGGCTGTGTGTCAGGTGCATATGAATCAACAAATACACGCAAAGAACCGTTCAATGTACCAGCGAACTTAGTGTTAGTTGGTGCTTCGAAAGTTCCTTCAGTTGTACGTGCAAATGCTGAAGTTGTAGCAGACTGAAGAACAGTCAATGCCGCTGAAGATACAACAGCATAGTTACCTGCACCACGACGTGTACGTTGTGCAATCAAGTTAGCAACTCTGTTGATCAATACTGATAGAGCAGCGTGCTCGTCACCAACATAAGTAGCAGTACCTGATACGGTAGACTGGTTGTATGTAAATTCAGTTGAAGCAAGTGTGCGAAGTGACAACAAGATTTCTTGGTCAATTTCAGCAGTAATTTCTTGAGCAAGAGCAGCCATAATTTCTGCTTCTACGTCAATACCATGCTGAGATTGAGCGTCTTGAGCCGCTTCAAACGTCCAGCGTGCTTGCAACTTACGTGATTTAGCTTCAACAGCTTGACGTAAGATTTGAACACTGATTTGCTTACCACCGTTACCTTCTAATGAAGCAGTGTCAGCGCCAGTGTAACCATCTGTGCTAGCCGCATCGCCTTGTACACGCGAATATGCTTGTGCAATCTTGAATGGTGACAACGCTTCTTCACCAGCATTTACCGAAGTAGAGGCTGCTGAGTTGTCTTGTAAAGATTGAGCATAGCGCACACGCAATGTGTGAATTTGTCCAACAGGGCCGGTCATTGGCTGAACACCTACCAACTCGTTAGCAATAACTGTTGGCATAACACGACGGATTACTGGAAGAATCACTCGGTTAAGTGTAGCAATATTACCTGCTGTTGTTGTACCCGCTGTTGATTCAGAGAGTAATTGTTTTTTGGTGTTTTCTAAAACAACACCTACAGTTGAGCGACGGGTTCCATTCAACCCTTCTAACAGGGCCTCTTTGGTCTCGTCCCAACGGCTTTCTAAGAGTGCATTTGACATTTTTTAAATCTCCTAATTATGTCTTATTATTTTAAAGCCCTGCCAGACGCTTTATTTCAATAACATTACTGTTATCATCTAAATCAACTTCCGTTGACTGTTTGGCAGATTTATCGCCAGTTACTTCTGTAACAACAGTAGACTCAGTTAACGCTTCTTTTTTCTTCGAAACTTCGTCACCATTATTAAGAACTGCTGGCAAATACTTATCGAAAGCGTTCTGTAATTTGTTAGTTTGAACACTTTCCAGCAAAGTCTTCATTATTTCAGCCTTTTCTTCATTCAAAGGAGCTAAAAGATCATTTAGTACCTTATCACGTTGAGTAGACTCTTTAATAATTTTTACTTCACGTTCCTTGTTTTCTACTAAGTTCATCGCTTTTTCGATTTTGTTAGTAGCTTCAGCTAGTTGATTTTCTTTTTCTTCTAGTGTTTTCAACAATTTGCGAGTTTCAGCCTTTTCATTTAAGTGTGTAGCACTGAATTCACTTGCAAATGCTTCAAACAACTTGCGTCCAAAGTCATTTTCTCTAGCTTGTTTAATATCTTCTTTAAGTTGTGATAGTTCACCTTTAAGATGTTCTGAAATAGCGCCGCTAACTTTCTTAGAACTTTCAGCGATAAATTTCGCTTTAAGAGATTCTAATTGTTTGCGACCTTCAGCAACTAACTTAACCTTAGCTTCTACTACTGCTTGCTTGTCTTGTGAAAACTCTTTGATTTCACGAGCCAATGCATGAGTAATAAATTTCTCAAGTTTGGCTTGATTTTCCATCTGAAGTTTGCGGTCAGTACGAAGTTCTTTAATCTCTTCTGACAGTTTAGTAACTAAGAATTGATTAAATTTCTCTGCACTTTCTTTCATCTTCATTTGGGCTTTTACGCGGTCTTCGCTAATCGCTTGTCTTTCAGCATGAAATTCTTCAATTTCACTCTTAAGACTTTCAGAAACCATCTTGTCTAGTGCTTCTACCATTACACTTCTATCATGTTCATATCGTTGTGCAAACTCTTCATGCAATTCTGCACGAGCCTGCTGACGAGCTTCATTAAGTTTAGATTCCCAAGCCTCATTGAGTTCTTCGGCGATATCTTCCTTAATTAACCCGCTTTCAAGTAATGGTTTAATAGCATCAAACATGCTGATATCCTCTTTGTTTTATAATTTCAAGTCCTTAATGAGGCGCATTACTTCCTCTTTAAGATACTTTTCTACCTTTTTGTCACCGCTAGCTTCCTTAGCAACTTCTACTAACCTATGACCATGTTTCATGTTCATCAAACCTTCATAGATAGCAGTAGGGTATGCGTTTGGTGCACTAGGTTGGGCGACAACATCTACTGTGATTATTTCAAAATCACTAACACGGCCGTCTAAATCGTTTACATTTCCTGATCCACGACTTGAAACGCCCAATTTTACTCCTGACTCCAACATAGTACTTACTAGTTGACCCATTGGAGTCGGAAGAATCTTTAATTTACCATAGCCATTTGGACCATCCATCCACATGCTTTCAATCATGTGTGATACACGATCTAAATTTATTTTTAAATCATCAGGGTGATCGACTTCGCCTAAAACTGAATAGCCTTCGCCGATTTGATTGTTTAATGTATCTACAGCGGTTTCAATTTCATTCACGGGGTAAACACGCTCATTTGCATTTTTTACCCCGCCTTGAATGAAAATACCTTTCATAAAAAGAGTCTTTAAATCAGACCCTTCTTCTTTAACTGATTCAACCACCATATTAGCGCGGTCAAATGTTAAGTTTTCTCTGAGATACAAAGCCATTGCCTCAGTTCCTTATTTCGCGTATGGACTCTTGTCATTTTCTGCACCATCTTTAGTTACTGGTTTTGGTGCACTTGACAAGTCTACTTTTGCTTTGCCAGCGGGCGCATTTTTAAATGAATCTGCGTCTTTTACGTCTTTTGCTTGCGGTGCTGGACGACCTTTTTCGTCTCCGCCACCTGAGTAATCAACGGGATCGCTATCCATTCCCTCTTTTCCAGAGTTTGCCGCTACTGGACTTTGTTTTTGATCACCATCGTCTCCGTGATGAGGTGAAACTTTTTGAAGTTGAATTGCTTCTTGCATCATGTCTTCGTCTTCTTCTGAGTCTGACTCTACTTCTTCTTCAGAATCAACTTCGACTTCTTCTTTTTCTTCGCCTTCATCGTCCATTTTACCTAGAATTTCTTCAAACTCACCCATGAGTTCATCTAGTTTGTCTTCAATTCTAACGACTGCATCTTCAACTTCTTCCGAAGAATCATCTTCTTCTGAATCTGCTTCTAAGTCAAAGATTTCTTCAGATTCTTCTCCACCGAAATCTTCTTCTTTTTCTGAATCCATTTTAACTTCTTCATCTTCATCTTCAGAAACGCCCTCTTCTTCAGCGGTAATTTCATCCATCAAATCACCAACGTCTCCTCCCATGTGTTCGTCTTCATCTACGCCCATCATTTCTTCTGCCATGATAGATTCGTAAATACCACGCGATTGTTCTACAACAATTTCATGAAAAAGTTCTTTTGCTTTATCTTCTTCTTCATTAATAATGAAGTTAATTAGCTGTTCATATTTTTTACTGTCCATTATTTTTCTCCTGATATTGAATGGCTTTGTACTATTATTTATGTAATTGACAAAAAAAGTGCGTTATAAGTACGCATTTTTAACATTTTTTGCTTAAAATAGGATATTTTAAAGGGAAGGACCGCCGGAATCGTCAGATTTTGCCCCATATTGGTTTCTGACTTTATTAAGATGTAATGATTTTTCATAAGACCTTACGTCAATCATTCTTCTTAATTTTCTAATTTGACTTAATGTTAATTTGGTTTTTCTTGATGTTCTGTACACAGGTTTGCTGTTGTCGTCATCAACATTTTGCATTCCTGCTATAGGGGCATCAAACATTTCAAATAGTTTCATTTAGATAATCCTCTAATGTATTTATCTTTTTACTCTGCTCCCGGGGGCGGAGGAGGTGCGGGCGGAGCTCCGGGTTCTGCTGATGGTGTTTCTGTTCCAACCGGACCTGCAACATCAGGACCTTCACCTTCGGCTTCTTCTCCTGCTTCAATATTTTCTGCTGTATCAAAATCAGCATCAAAGTTTCCTGTTGAAATTCCTACATTTCTAAGATCAGAACCTTCGGGTTCGGTTTCTACGTTTTCTTTATTTTCTTCAGCCCATAATTTTTCATTTTTAGAAATTTCTTCTTCAGTTAAACCTAAAAATCTTTCCATAGCAAATCGTTTACTAATATAAGGGAACCCTTCTACAGTAGAAAATGTGCTTACTCTTGCGGTGTCTAATTCGCTTTGACGATAGGCAGCAAAGTTTTGGGGAGGATTAAATGTGATATCAAATAAACTGGTGTCAATGTTAAAGCCTCTCCATCGCAAAAACAATTTAAATTCTTCGTCTAGTTTTTGACAAATATAGTTTTGTAATCTTTCACAATACTGATTAAATCTAAACTCTTGAATCATAGCAGTACCAACTCTACCGTCACTTAATGGAGTAGGGTTGTCTTCTGGTCCTGTTGGTAAGTATGAACTAGGTACACGAAGTCCACGTGCTAATCTATTATTAAAATATTTTAAATCATCAATTTCGCCTAAGTTTTGACCGCCTGGTAAAACTTCAATAGAAGATCCTCTGCCTTCAGCAGTCATTGGGAAAAAGTAATCTTCATTCATTGACAAAGGATTGTAAGTAGCATCAACTACACTTTGACCGCCTAATGTTGATGGAATTCTACGCTGGTGAATTTCATTTTTAACACGTTCAACAAAACTCATAGCCATATGTGATGGCATATTACCTACGTCAATTTTAAATAATCTGCGCTCAGGTGCCCTTTGAACTCGGTAAATAAGAATAGCATCTTCTAGTAATTCTTTTTGTTTATAAACTTTAAAAATGTTTTCTAAAATGCTTTCACCAAACGGCCAAAAACGATCTAAGCCTTCGGTAAGCGACAAATGAACAATATGTTTTGCATCAATAGCTGATTCGCTTTGACCCAAAGTAAATCGAGAACCTGTTGTGTTGTATGGCATTGCGGGTACTGTGTATCCGCCTGTGCCGGCGCCTTGTGCTCCTGCTCCAGTGCCACCAAATCCAGTAGCTGGGTTGGCTGCAAAATCTGTATTTGTTTTTTCAGCAACAGTTAAGTTTTGTAAGTTAATGTTCATGTCTTTTAAAACATATTGTTCGGGCAATTTACCCTCACTTTCATTAACAATTACTTTAATAACTTTGACCATATCAACCCAGTATAGTTTAAAATTCTCTGGGTCACGAACAAAAACTTGATCTCCGTATTTTAGAACGTTTCTAAAAATTTTAAACATTCTTGTATCAAGTTCATTTAATTTGCACCATTGATGTAACTGTTTAGTTAACAACTCAACTTCATGAGGCGTTGGTTCTTCTTTAAATTCAAATGAAAAAGGTGTTTTGTTATGATCGTTTTTTTGTGTGGAAAATTCAGAAATAATATCTAAACATGCATTAATCTCAGCATCTACGTCCATCATTTCATATTGATTGTATCGTTCAATACGATTAGGGTGCCCTGTATAAACTTCAGGAAGCCTAGACATATAGTTTTTATATCCAAAGTCTGTGCTTCCAGTTGAACCGCTGCCTTTGCCTGAACTGCTGTTCCAAGCACCAGTGTTGCTGTTTAATCCTGAAATAGGACTAGAAATACCGCTTTTGTTTAGAAACTTTTTTGTATACGCCATTAAAACACTCTCTTATATGTCTACTATTTAGTGCAGGTTAATACGACTGTTTTAATATTCGGTCAGATACTTCATTGCTTGTTTCAAGTTCACTTATCATAACATCTAACTTGCTTGATAGCATTTGCATCATTTCCATTGTAACATCGACATTTCTTTCGAGTGTTTCAGTTGCTTCAGATGTAGTGTCATCTGCTCCTTCCCCGCTAGTGTCAGTAGATGAAGTTTGTGCCAGCTCCATTAAAATAGAGTTTGGATCAAGAGGTGCAACTAATTCAGTGCCATGTAACTCAACTGGAAATCCTGTTTGGGGTCCTGAAAATACTCCGCCTTTGGCTGCTTCTAACTTTTCCTTGGCTCCGCTTCTTACTAATTCACTAATAGAATCTTTGTTCGCAGGATTATTTTCCAAAATACTGTATGTGCCATCACCGTTATCAATTACTGCTTCTTTTGCTAGGCTTCTTGGCCAATCTTCTGCGGTCTGTGCCATCTTCATGGCAATCTTTTCATTTTTGTATTTCTTGCCAGTGGTTTTATCAGCAGACGAATTATCTGGTGCTCCGCCTGAACCACTCGCACCTTGTGCAATATCATCAACAGATTTGGGAGGTCCTGACCCTGCCGAAGTATCAGTACCATCAGCGGTGTCGCTAGCAGTGTCGCTAGCGGTGTCTGAAGTTTGTTCGGGAGATTCTCCCAGTTCTTCTAGTTCTGCCTTCGCGGCTTCTAATGCATTGTTTCTTGCTCTTGCTTCAGGATCAGTGGTAATTCCGAAGAATTTGTCATCGGGACCTGCTTCTTCTTTTTCTGCCTCAAGTTTTTTGATTTGTTCTTTTAATTCTTTTCTTCTTTCTTCTTCTTGAAGCAATTTTTCTTCTTCTTCACGCGCCTTACGAATAGCATCAGCTTCTGCCTCGGTTGTTTCTAACGCTTCTTTTTGCGTGTCAACTCGCTCTTGTAAACTTGCAATAAGTTCTTGTTGTTGCGCTGTGGGGTCTTCTATTGCTAGTAACCCAGCAAGTGCTTGTTCTGTTTCAAATAATTCACTTCTTTTTTGCGATGCTTGTTTTTCTAATTCTGCAAGTTCTTCTAATTGCTCAATTTCTTTTGTATTGCCTTCTAATCTTGCATCATTTAATTGTTCTTGAATCAAAAGGTGATTCATTAATTCATAATCTTGATCTTTTTGTGCTTGAGCCATTTGATTTTGAAGTTCTAATTCTCTTTCTTTGTGAGCAATTTCTTCTTCACTGGCTCCTGTCATTCTCATCGCATCAAGTTCAGCACTTGATTGTTCCATTTCTTGGCTAAAGTCTCGTTTTTCAACGGCATCACCAAACTGTTCGCCGATTGCTTCGCCTATCATGGCTCCGCCTGTTTTA